ATTAGTAGTCTTAACAAAAGTACCTTTTTTTAAATCAACAGTATATCCAGATGCAGAACCTTCATACGATTTTGTAATATAAACAAGAGATGATCTTTCATCGTACAATATAGCAGAAGTAGATGTAACAAAAGCAATCCAAGCTGTATTATCAATTTTGTTTTCTTTTAGATTAATTATTTGATTACCATTATATAAAAACAAACCTTGTTCATTTACCCATAACAATCCATATTGAGTACGTTTTACTGCTTCATGCCAACTTACTCCCATGTATTGTTTTGTTTCTTCTAAAAACCAATTTGCATCATCTGGTGAAGAAATATTAATAATATCTACACTACGATTTTTAAATGCAAGCAATCTGTCTCCATAAGAATCTATTGCTGTATATACATCCGCATCTCCTTTAGAAGCTTCAATATAATTATGATATGGAAATGTGTCAAAACGGTTGGGCATAGAATACATAATTCTGTCAGAATATTTTTTTAAAGTAGCGTTTTCTTTGTCTATACCTGTGTTTTCATCTTTTATAGTTACATTGCAAACAAATACTCTATTATTTGCAACAACAGAATCTTTCCAATATTCTCCTTGGTCTCCTATATAATTACTAAAAATACTAGAAGAAAATCCGTTAATAATTTCATAGGTTAATAAACCAAATTCGGTAACTTCAAAATTAGCAGTAGCTGTTGCAGTTGGACAATTATATTGACTATTACCTGCATCATGCCACTCAGTATAATCATCTGAAAATTTTGTTCTACATCCTTTTGTTAAATCAATGTCTAGTAACATAATGTATTCTGAATCTGTACCTAACTCACGAATATAAATTCTACCTCCTGATATACGTGGATCATATGGCCCTTTTGCAGTTACGTTTAATGATAAAGCACATAAATCATTTCCACTTGCTATTGTATGAGTATTAGCATACTTAAACGGTAAAGATTCTTGATTGCCATCATAAATAAATGTAGAAGCCAATTCATAAGTTGTTGCAGAAATCGTTCCATCTACATCTGTATGAGTAATAATATTAAACTCAAAACCTGTACCTGCACTATTAGGGTACGTAGTAAAATTAGCTGGTGAAGAAGTAGAAGCACTGGTTAAATCATCTTCTGTAGGAGGAGCTAATGTATTGTCTTTAGCATAATAACCTGTATAAGTATTTGTATCAGTTGAAGATCCATTTCCTGAAACCTCAAAATGCCTTCTTTGTATCCAACCGTACCATTGAATTTTACAATCGTTTTTATCTGCAGTATCACAACACCGTATTTCATCTTCAACTTTATAATATTTTACTTTTGATGTTATATTTGTTGCATCAGAACGTAACGTAATAGCATCGTTCAACCAATTTGTAGATGAGTTAGCTGAATACACATCAATTTTATGATCTGCAGGATTAGAAAGTAAAATTACTTGATCTCCTAATGAAGTACCTGTTAATGTTCCTCCCCAAAAATTTGCTGTAGTAGTATCAACACGCATGTTAATTTGACGATCTACAATAATATTATTTCCATTATGATTTACAACAAAATAAATACCTTGACCAGATGTTGTTATACCATTTCCAATTGGAAAACCTGTTGCTTCAATTTTTAATATAGTACCAATCGGAAATGAATTTGCTAAATTTTGTTGTGTGTTAGTAATTCTATATTCAATTTCTTTATAAATACTATTTGTATTATGTCTATATACTGCAAATCCAGTTCTAGCTGTACTACCTGAAATAGCTCCATCTCCAACTGTATATACTCCTCCAATGCTACTTGTTTGTGTAACTGTAACTGGATCTCGTACATGATCTGTTTCAAAATATCCTAATCCATATCCTGCATTTATAGTAGCAATAGTATTATTGTTATATGCACTTATTTTATTGTTAGAAGCATCTGTATTTAAATATGCAGGTGTAATAGACCCTTGTGTTTTGACACTTAAATTTTCAATATTTGCCAATTCATTGTCAGCAATATCTGCAGGATCTTTTAACGTATTAATACCACCGCTAAAATCTTTTATTTGTAAAATACGTTTAGGCATTAAACTCTTTTCCCCAAAATGTGCATTTGCCGTTTAATATTTCAATCTGTTCCATTTGAAAATTGCCTTTAGGTTTATCAAAAAATGTGACAATACCAAAACAATGATTCCAATTGTGTAATCTGCCTTTTAACCATTTGTTTTTTCTAGGAGACATATCTTTTAAACATCCCATAGACCATGCTGCTATTGTACCTGAATCTAATTTTGTTAAACTATGTCTTTGTATATCGTGTGTATGGCCATAGACTATATTAGAACCGTATGCTTCTAAATGTTTTTTAGCATGATACGTAGTAGCATATGCTCCGTGTATAAAATTAAGCTTGCCTATTTTTAATGGCTTATTGTAAGGAAAATACTTATATCCTCTTTCTTTCCATTTGCAAGCTTCTTTAAAATTATATCCTTTTAAATACGGATGCTTGTCTACAAAATGATCCAACCACTCATCGTGATTTCCTGCAAGGATATAGCGTTCTTTACAGTCTACTTTATCCAGGATTTTATCAAACAAATCTATTCCTGCATTTACGTTTTCAATTTCTTTATCTACGTTAATAAGTTGATGTTCTAAATTGGGTAATCTTTTTCCTTTAAAACACCATGCAGAAACAGATTCCCATTCACCAACATCTCCTAAATTAATAAAGATTTCAGGCTGTATATGCTCAATAGCCTGTAACACTATATCCACAGCTTTTTCGTCATGAATAGGAAAGTGTTGATCTGGTATAACAATAGCTCGTTTCATTAGTTTAATAACTCAAAGTGAACTAAATCATCAAAGGAATTATCCTTAGTTGTGCGTTGTCCTTTATAAAGAGAGGAGGCATTCCAGTCTCCACCCCAACGAATCTTATAACCAAGTTTATTTGCCATAGCCATAACCCAGCCACCCATGTAATGAAAGTCATCTCTAGCATTCCAATCAATCTTTCCTTTTACTGTAGGATCGTAAGGTGCTATATCTACCGCCATTCCCAATACGTGTTTTCCGAATTTGGTTTTGCTTTTTCCTTGAGCCACCAATTTGTTCTGTCTTTCTTGACTTCTTTTTCCTTCAATAACTGTGATGTCAAAGTATTTACATACTTCAGTAAGAAGATGTACCAATCTTTCATCGACTCCCTCTAATCTTGTTTTACTTCTTTTTCCTAGCCTTGGCATTTTTTTTACCCTTTTTCTTTTTAGGTCTACCGACTTTAGATCCATATGTACCTTTACCGTATGGCATAACTACTTCCTTTTTTTTGGTTTTCTTTTAGCTGTTTTAGCAGCTTGTTTAAAGTTTTTAGCAGTTGGTGCACCTTTTGCACCTTTTTTTCTCATTTTTTCACCACTACCTGCTTTAATTCGTTTACGTTTTGCATGTATGTTTGCATACAAACCTTTCTTTTTTTTCTTTGACATTACGACCTACTTTTTCTTTTTATGTTTATTAGCAAAAGCTTTAGCTGCTGCTACAGAACCAAAACCCCATTTTTTTAAAGCCAATGCTTTACGTGTAGGTTTACCCTTTGCATCCTTCATTGGCCCTTTCATTCCTGCAAAACGAGCAGCAAAGCTTACTCTTCTAGGACTGGTTCCTTTACTTAAAGGAGCTTTTAAATTGCTACCTTGTGCTTTAGCAGAAGCTCTACCTTTAGCATTTAATCCTCCACTAGGATTTTTACCAGCTTTGCGTTGCCATGCAGGAGTTTTGTATTTTTTTTTCGCCATTGTACTAAGACATTTTTGCTAGTTTAGAACGAATAACCATTTCAAATATTTTCCATAAAGCTTCTAAGCCTTTTTGTTCGGTTTTTTCGTTTATAAAAGGTATATCAAAAGCATCATTAGCTTTTTTAATAATGTCTTCTTTTACTTCTTTATCAAATAACCAATCAGCTATTATTTTTCCTATCATGTTTAACTCCTACGTTTTTTATTTTGTATGAAAGATATACAATAGTCATTACGCCAATAATGCATTGCAATATCAAATTAATTTCAGCTATATGAATACCGTAATTCACAAATGATATTCCTGATACTTTTATACTATCCATTAGTGTTTGCCTCCACCATTTAATCTGCCACTCATGTAGCTAATTTTATCAGACAAATCATCCACTTCTTTCATTAATGATTCATGTCTACGATCTAGTTTGTCATTTACATTCACTTTAAATCCGTTAATAGAATCAATAAGTTTTACGCAGATATTCATTGTGTTTGACATTTCAGTAGATAACTTTGCTAGATCTTGCTGAATCTCGTCAATATGTTCGGTTTGTGAACGATTTTCTTTTAACAATGAATTGATCATTACAGAAAGCAATACTGCAAGTAGACCTAAAGCAGATAACTCTCCATAAGCTTCTATTAATGCGGTAGTATCCATTATTTTATTTTTACATCCTCAAAACTATCATGTTTATAGCAGTAGTTTGACTGCTCAAAAATTTTACCGTGATACCAATGAACAACACTATCTGAATCAATTATCTCGATAAATACTGTATTCGTGTTTTGCTCTTGATCGAGGGGTATGTTTGCTATTATCCATCCTTGATTTGTGCAGCTTATAAACCACAGGAATATCATAAGAAGTATTGGTATTTTCATAGAGTACGATAAAATCTCCGTTATTTAGTTTTTTGATTTGGTTCTTCACCGAGACCCTGTTCCCTTAACCCATCTTCAAAGGCTTTTAATCCAAATTGCATTTGAACCAAATTAAAATTTGCCCTCTCTATTTTATTCATAAGATCCTGTCTATGTGAAAGCATTGCTTTTGCTTCTGGTGACATAGCATCTATGTCTTTTTGTGTATACTCTTTGCCGAGTATGTTTACTTTCGGCTCTTCTTTCTTTTTTGCCATTGGTAACTCCTACTTGTTATTAATTAAAGTTTCTTGAAATCCTCTATTGC